ACCATCTTCATCTTTCTCTTCAATCATACCACTAGGCTGTGTAAAGAATCTCCAGTTATCAGGCTTTATTAACATACGACTTTCTTCTAAAGTTATATGATCTGGAACTGGTACTTCACCTGACATAATAGACCACCAGTGATCTTCTTCAGGACTATTAGTATCACAGATAACACCTGACCAAGATGCACCACCATCTTTAACACTAGGGTATCTGCCAACTCTCATAGTACAAGCATCAATAATAGACTTAGGTATTTCTCTAGCTTCATTAATCCACACACCAGTAAGTTCTAATGATAATAATTTTTTAACATCTTCAGGTCTATCAAGGGCAAGAAAGATAACTTCCATCTCAAGATCACCTGCTGATATATTATGAGTATATGGCACAGACCAAGCAAACTTTCCCCAATCTTCTTCAGGAAACCAATCAAGCCAAGTCTTAATAGTTGTAGTTCTAAGTTGTGGATTAGTATTTCTTATAATCGCCCATCTGCTTTTTCTCTTACCTGACTTATCAGGTTCTTGTAATAAAGCTCTTCTAAATATTTCTATACTACAAGCAACGGACTTGCCACTACCAACTGGACCTCTGATGCCACGAAAAAAAGTATTATCTTTCATAAAAGACTTTAAGACTTCACCATCAGGTTTATATTTAAACGTTATCAATGTTTGTATTAACTCCGATTCTTAAAAGGGTGTCAACAGTTTCAGGACCTATGACAGCTATAACTTTATCAGCTTCCCTATCAGTACAGAATTGTTCAGGGTGATGTTTCAGATGTACTCTTTTAACAACCTCACGGAGTATTCTTCTCTCTTCAATTTTTAATGTATGTAAAAATGACATTAGAATGGAATCCCATCATCTTCATTATCTAATTCTATTTGTTTTAAATATTTTTTATAAGCATCTATAACTAAATGCCTTCTTTGTGGATCTTTTAAAAATTCATCAAATTCATTAGAAGTTAAAATATCTGACATATAAGATTTAAATCCAGTATCTTGATTAGCGGCAACTAAAATGCTTTTTTGTTTTTTTACAATTTTCTTTTTACCTGCTGTATTTTTTTTAGGTATTGCCATTTAACTTCTCCTTGAGTCTACGAGTAGCTTCTGTATTTTTTCGTTTTTCTTGCAATCGCTTTTGGCTGTTTAGATACTTGTTTACCTCTTCTAGTTGCCTCTCGCTTTTTAGCCGTAGAGGCGGCATATTCACTGGCAGAAAGAGCCTTAATCGCTTTCTCAGGTAGATAACGTTCACCAGTAGCTTTTGGTCCTTGTGTACTAGGTTTACCTGATTTGGTTCTCCATTTCTGTCTTGTCCATGCACGAAGAGATCTCTGTGATTTAGATAGTGCCATTATGCCTGAGCCTTTCGTATTTTATTTTTACCTCTTTTAAAAATATTTACAACTGCTCTTTTCTTCATAACCTTTGCTCGTTGTTCTCCAACAGTAAGAATCTGTATCTTTCTAGCAAAAGGTTTTTTAACTCTCATAACTTTTCTAACAGTAGCACGAGCATCAGCAGGAGTAGCAAATTTTATAGACACAGTATCTTTTGGGTTCTCGTCTGTATAAAGTCTGCGACCAGTACCCTTTGGTTTCTTACCAGTTCCTACTTTAGGGTCTGCCATTTTTATTTAACTTTCTTAACTTACCAATTTTTCTAGTAAGTACTCTAGCAAAAGCATTAGCCGATTTATCATCTTTAAACTTTATAAAATCTTTTCTTTTCATAGCTTCATCATATGCTTGATCTTTAAAGTTCTTAAGTTCACCATTAACCATTCTTATTCTTGGAAACAACATACCATCTACTGTTTCAGTCTGTACTGTTTCTTGTCTAGCAGTCATTTTAGTCTTGGGATTTAATGCTCTTTTTAACCAAGCAGGTTTATTTTTCAAAGCATCAACTGCATCAGGTGGTCCTTGCTTTCCATTAAGTAAAGATTTTTTACTCATTACCTTCCAACTTTTTTCTGTGCTTTCTTATGACTAGCTGTAAACGACATACCTGCCATCATGTCCTTTCGCATACTAGCCATGTGCTTGGCAGTATGATGTTTGCTATGTTTTTTAAGAGCTTCTTTCTGTCGAGTAGTAAGTGCCTTCTTCATCTATAGCCTCCACCTTTTGCTTTGTATTGTTTGGCTAACATCTGTGCCTTACGAGCAGACCACTGTCCTGCCTTGCCACCTTTCGTACCTGCCTTGATCCTATTAAACAATGCTTTCCTCATAGTGGGTTTGGTATAGTTACCTGCCTCGTTGACTCTACTCTTTGCCATTATTTTTTCTTTTTAGCTTTCATAATTTTTTGCTGAAGCTGTTTTGGTAAGGTCTTTTGTTTCTTGGTAAGACCACCACCATTAGCTTTCTTCTTCATAGGGGATTTCTTCATTGAGTGATAGGGCATGGCTTTCTCCTTTGCTGATTTTATTTGAACGAACTCATGCTCGTTTCTTCTTTGCCTTATTTCGTTTAGTAATCGCTCTAGCTTTTGCACGAGCATCTGCTTTACTCGAAGCACCCCATGCACGAAGCGATAATAATAATCTAGTAGGTTTACCTTTAGCATCTCTTTCAGGTCCTTTCATGTTTCCCATTCTAGCTAAGAAACTTGCTCGTCTGGGATTGTCACCACTCTTCACTGGTGCTTTTAATGTGCCACCAGTTTGTCTTTTATAACTGGCACGACCCCTAGCATTTAGTCCACCTTTAGGATTCTGTCCTTCTTTTCTTTGCCATGCAGGTGTCTTAGCCATATCGAACCTTTTCAGCTATTAATGTTTGTAAGACTGGTGTTGTAGAGTAGACCTCTTACTTTTTGACCCCCTACCCCCTATGGTCTTACATAGCGTACCTAAATCTACATCTATTATTGTTACACTACCAATCATGTCAAGTCTATACTTACTTGGATTGTACCAGCGACTAAGTTCATACTCTTCTCGATAGGCTTGTACCCTGCCCTATCTAGTATATCCTTACTAGCTTCAAGTTGAACGTACTCACTCTTAGCCGATTGACTTAGCTCTAGCATCTTATTCGAGGCTTTCGTAGCATTCAATCCTATACTCTCTCTAACCCTTTGTTGCATATACTCTTGGATATGAGGCAGTCGCAAAGTCTTACTGGCTGTCACTCTTCCTGACTCCCCTTTGGCATATCCTGCGATTTCACTAGCCTTTTTTACACTGCAACCATTTGCTACTATCGTATCAACCAGTAACTTTTGCTTTTTCGTAATTCGTAGCTTATCTAACAAGAAATCCCCCCTTACCCCCCTTTTATGAACGAGTCCAAAACACTTGTCAAGGGTATCTGCTAACCCCTTGATTCTATTAGAATACTCTACTTGTTAGACAAGTAGCAAACTATAATCTTTTAAAAAAGATTAACCAAAACTTTCCACTATATGTCCATCTTGCGTGATGCCATGCCTAGTCGCCAAAAGCAAGAGTTCCCCTTCAAGCTAATCTAAGCGTTGCAGTTTTTGTTGTGTTCAATGTTGTGCAACGCTAAGAATCGCTAGAAGCCCAACCTCTTCCCCTCTTGCTTTTGTCTTTGTATTCATGGCATTCGGTTTGCAGGGATTCACATACCAACGGATTCACTCACACTATATCACATTTACATATATATCTAGTATAGGAAGTGTACTATCCGTTGGAAGTGAATTCACGAAACAGAACACTATTTCGTGAATCAAAAGATCTGAAGATCGCCCAGATCTCTTGACTCTTCATGCGATAATATCCCTCTCTACGACTACACACTCTACTCTGCGAGGCACACGTGGGGAAGCAGGTACGCTCGTCATTATCGCACATGAGTAAAGGGTAATCCCAACCCCGTTTCAATATCACTCTCTATGACTACATTTGGTTGGGATTATCAGCAAGCTGACTTACGCCCTTGACTTCATGTACACGAGATAGGCATAAGCTTCCCCACGTGTGGAGTTTATATAATTTTAACCATGATTAAATTATGAAAGGAAATATCATGTCTAAAAATACTAAAATCGAAAATATATCAAATATCATTCTTAATGAAACACCTGATACTCTATTCAATGATGTGGATACATATCTTATCGACCAACCATTGAATGCAGACGGATCTAAACGACAAGGTTCTGAACAAGGTGAGAGAATGGAAAATCCAAAATACAACTTGGATCTATTCCTAATCTATGGTGGCATGGCTGTATCATGTGCATACTCTTTGGCATCTGCTAAACAATACCTCGACAAAACACAGTTCACATATAAACAAGATGTTGAAAGGTTTTCCGAAGACGAGGTAAGGGGTACATATGTTGAGATTGCTTATATGGTTGCTCAAGACAAATACGAGTTATGTAAAAAACTATATAACCAATTTACTTCTCTGTTCTCTGATGTCATGGGTTATGATTGGGGTACTGAGAATGGTAAGGTACAACCAAACTATGGTATAGAATGGTTTCAAAATAAGAAACAGTATAAATTGGCTAAACAACCAATGCCTACTGTAGCTAAAAAGAAAGTTACTGCTAAAGACAAAGCACTAGCTAAAGCCTAAACCTAAACTGAGGTAGGAGATTTATTCTTCTACCTCTTAACTTATCGGAGAATGATTATGTGTATTTATGTAGAAAGATTAAGAAATGGTGATGTAGATCAAATGTTATATAAACATTATGGTAGACTTTGTAAGCATGGCAAAACAAGTCGTGATGCTTGGAAAGATAATATGTCAAGAGCAATATATCTATGGAATAAGAGGGGAGTTATGAGAATGTATAAAGACTATAGACAAAAGTACAGTCTTGAAACTTCAGCGATACTTGTTAGACAATTTGCTTGGAATACATGGGTAACATCTAAATTAAAGGGTAGAGCTTAGGCTTTACCTTTTTTCTTTTTACATAAACTTTAGTCATTCTTTCGGTATCGAACCTCAACAATGACATGAGATTCCTTCTCATACTCTGGATAGTAGCTAATGCCATCAGTCAGTGCCAGGCAACCCCTGCGTGTAATAGCTCGAAGCACGAGTTTCTTGTCATCATCTTGAATTGGATTTTAATTATGAAAATAAATAAACAAACTATAAAAAGAGAACGTGGTCCTATCATTGTAATATTAATATTAATATCAATATTTTATTTCCGTGAGGACATACGTTTAATACTACATTGCAAACAAATACACGACTTTAACTTAGATCACCACACAAACTTAAGGAGGGTACAATGATCTATATACTAAGTACCATACTCGGTACATTACTAACCACCATAGCATTATATGGTACATATTCATTTGTAGAAAATGATTTGTTTATAATGGTATGGTTAGCTATCTATACATTAGGCATCTATGTCACAATGTATGGTGTCAATAATACAAAAGAACGATTCTATATAACAAGGAGGTAATTATGAATCACATGACACAACTAGCAAAGCTAGTCGACAAAAAAGGTGACTATGCTTTTCCAATACAAACCATACCAATGAAAGGTGTGTTTCAAGACTACAGTAAAGAAGGTCTTATATCTGATATAGATTGTAATGATCGTGTTATGATTATCAGGACAGATACTAATGAATATCTTGGTAATCATTCAACATCATATAGACCAGTTAAACATACGCAAGTACTTGAGCCTATCATTGATATTGCAGACAGTATGAAAACACCATATGTCACACAAATAAATATGTTAGACAATGGTGCTATGATGGACACAAAGATTATATTCAAAGAAATATGCTTTGATGATCCTGCTATGCAAGACTACATAGCATTTCAGA